AAACAGGCAGAATTACGACAAAAATGGGAAGTTTTCCCATTATGAACTTAAAAACGGAAATAAAAGACATTGTAGAACCAAAGCATGATTGTTTTCTTGAATTTGATTTTAATGCTGCAGAAATAAGAACAATGATTTCCCTAATGGGACAAAAACAACCACAGGAGGATATTCATGAGTGGAACATCAAAAACATCTTCAAAGAAGACATTAGTAGAGCAGAAGCAAAACAAAAGTTTTTCGCTTGGCTCTATAACTCGGAAAACAAAACTATCGATTCTGAATTCTATAGCAAAGGCGCTCTCGTCGAAGAGTTTTATTGCGAAGAACAAAAAGAAATACGGAACCCATTTGGTAGAAGGGCAACTTGCGATAGATTTCACGCACTCAACTATCTACTACAGTCCAGTTCCTCCGATAACTGTTTGGACCGAGTCAACAAAATCGAAAGATTCTTAAGAGACAGGAGAAGTTATGTCGCCTTTACTATACACGATTGCATTATTATTGACCTTCATCGGGATGATAGGGCTCTTATTCCGCAGTTAAAGCAGATATTTGAAGACACAAAATTAGGGAAGTTCAAGTCTTCCTGTCACATAGGCAAAAATTATGGAAACATGAGAGAGTTTAAATGGAAATAAAGGAAGGAGATTTGGTTATGACTCTGCCTAAAGTTGAAAAGATAAAAGCAATTCTTGATCGAATTTATGTAGGCCAAATTGGAGTCGTAACAAGTGTCAGTTCCAGATTTGGTGGTAAATTTGTATATGGTGTATTATTAGATGGTCAAGAATATTTTTTATTTGACGATGAAATTCAAAAATTGGAGAAAGAATGTTAATCATTGGACTAGGACAAGCCGGCTGCAATATAGCAGAACTTTTTAAAAAACAAAATAAATATGAAGTTGTTCAAATAGATGAAGGTAAAGGAATAAAGAAACAAAAATCAGTGGAGGAATATGATTTAATCGAATATAAACCTCGCAAGAAAGCCATCAAATCGGCTTCTGAAGGCATTCTGTTCGTTTGTGGTAGTGGTAAGGTCGCCGGAGCCTCTCTAAGGGTTCTAGAGGGCCTGAAACACGTTAAAATGACGGTGGTGTATATCTATCCTGATCTGGAGTTCTCATCAGATATTGAAAGAAGAAGGAATAAGGTACATTTTAGTGTGTTACAAGAATATACCAGATCTGGTTTGATTGGTGAATTAATTCTTTTGGATAATAAGACATTGATGAAGTTAACACCACCCGGAACAGTATACGATTTCTATAGAAATATTAATTATCTTATATATTCCACGATACATACTTTAAATTATTGTTCAAACGTGAAACCAAAATTTTCATCAACACATAAACCGAAGAAAATTAGTAGAATATCAACAATCGGCTATGCTAAGTTTGAAGAAGATGAAGAAAAGTTGTACTTTCCACTTGACAACATAACTGAGACGTGTTATATTATTAACATAAATGAAGAAGAACTTGCTAATGACGTTTCAATCATGCCTAATGTAAAAGGTATGGTTCGAGACAATAAAAAATTAGAGAGAGACACTTCATTTTCTATTTGGTCCACAACTGAGGACACAAATTATTATTATGCAAGACACTACACTCATTTTATTCAGGAGGACAAATGAAAATTTACAACGTTATAGAACACGACAGGATTGATTGCTATAAAAGGGCAGAAACATTTACTTCACCAATTTTATCTACAACTAACGCTACCGATGCTTATAATGCAGCAGCAAATGCGTGGCTAAGTCATTATATCGATAGATTTGATGGTGATCTTGAATTCGCACCGGGAATCAATGAGATTCGAAAAGTTATTGCTGGAAGCAACGGCGAAGCAATACATGAGGCTTTTAAAAACAACAGTTTTGATATCTTCAACCCTGAGTATATCAATGAGCCTACATTTGAGATTTCGGTGATGGTAGAAGAATTAGGTTCCAAGAAGTGTTCACTGGATACTTCTCTGATTCAGGTAATCAAAGACCTCGCCGAAGAATAAAAATTCAAAAAAAACTTGACAGTATAACCTAGACGGGTTATATTATTATATAATACAAAGCAAGGAGATAAAAATGCTTAGTTTAATGTTGTTCACACTCATTGGGTGTGGCGAAAAAGAAGAATCAAAAGACACAGCACCTGCTGCTGATGCTTCGACAGAGAATTAAAAAAAATATTTGACAATATAATCGTAACAGGTTATATTATTATATGTGTTCAACAAAAGGAGAAATTATGAGCATTACACAAAACTTACCAGTATATACTGGAACATTCACTACACAAAAGGGAGAGAGACGTACTATGTCTTTCGTCAAAATAACAGATCTTCCTTCTTCTGTTACCAGTTTGCACTCACGAGTTCGAAATTTACAGCCCGGGTTTGAAACTGTTTATGATGTAGATAAGGGTCAATATCGTACCTTTAATTACAACACTCTCGTGGGCAAGATTTCTATGTCCGATCGTAATATAACAATCTAAGGGTAACCCCTAAGGTTTTTGTTCATTTTCCTTAAAAAAATGTTCACTTTTTTCTTGACACGGTTTAAGATACGTGTTATATTATAAGTATGAGTTGAATTATACAACTTAAAATAAAACCGGGAGTAAGGTTAAAACCCTGCTCACCTTAAAATAGCAACTATAGGAGAACTAACATGGCTATTAATATCGAAGCGATGCGTGCCAAACTTAATGCATCTAAAAATGGCAAAAGAGAATCAAACAGTACGAAATGGAGACCCTCACAAGGGGATCAAACCATTCGTATCCTTCCTACAGCAGATGGAGACCCGTTCAAAGAGTTTCATTTCCATTATAATGTAGGCAAAAATCCCGGAATTCTATGTCCTAAGAAGAATCACGGTGAAGACTGTCCAATTTGCAACTTTGCATCAAAACTATGGAGAGAAGGCGTTGAAAGTGATGACGTCACTCTTAAATCAGAAGCAAAGAAACTTTTTGTTCGTAAACGTTATTATTCACCAATCATTGTTCGAGGAAAAGAATCCGAAGGAGTAAAAGTTTGGTCTTATGGAAAACAAGCCTATGAAAATCTCTTAGGATATGTTTTGGATCCTGATTATGGTGATATCACAGACTCTGAGACTGGTACGGATATCGTATTAAATTACGACATACCGGGAACCCCGGGTTCTTTTCCTAAGACCACCTTAAAGCCTCGCCGGCGTCCAAGTGTTCTTTGTGATGATGCAATTGCTGATTGTGCAGACTTATTAGAGTCTATTCCAAATATCGGCGAATTGTTTGAAAGAAAATCAACAGATGACATTCAAGCGATCTTAGATGATTTCCTTTCTACCGACACGTCCTCCGAAGGTAGATCGACTGAAACAACTAAGTACAACACATCTTCCACTTCGGACGTCGACAAGGCTTTTCAAACTTTTATGAAAGATGAGTAAGTCGTAACCCTCCTATGTTGCAAGGGTATTGGTCGCCCACCCTACAAAAAGTGGCGACCGTTTTTTACACCGCAGGGAGGCATGGGTTTACAGATGCCTAATTTATATTAAAAAAAAAGGAGGCTGTATGGCTTATAAATATCCAACCGCAAAAGAAGGTAAAACAGTTAAGGTGCACTATGTTGGAAAATTCGATAACGATGACGAGTTTGATAACTCGTATAGTAGAGAAAAACCAATCACTTTCACCCTAGGAAAAGGACAAATCATAACAGGATTTGAAAATGCAGTAGTTGGTATGACTCCCGGAGACAAAAAGAAGTTTTCCCTTTCAGCAGTGGAAGCATATGGGGAAATCAAACAAAAACTTTTTCAATCATTTGAAAGAAACACCTTTCCGGAAGAGTTCGAATTAACTGTAGGGGAATTGATATCAGTTCCAGCACAAGATGGTAGGACTTATCCTGCGTTCATTGAGAATGTAACAGAAGAATCTGTGATTCTTAACTTTAATCACCCAATGGCAGGAAAGAATTTAAATTTTGAAATTGAACTCATAGATATAGTAAAGGAAGACATAAGTGGGGAAAATAATAAAAATGAAAACAACGAAACCGGGCAAGATTGATATTGCAGCAATGAAAAAGTTTGTTAACAAAAAAGTTGGAATTGACATTGCTCATGACCTCCGTCAGGATAATCCTACGGAAGTAAAGACTTGGATCCCCACGGGATCAAGATGGCTTGACTCTATTACAGTTAGAGGAAAGTACGGCGGAATCCCCGTCGGTAAGATTACTGAGATAGCGGGTTTGAGTTCCGCTGGTAAATCTTTCATGGCTGTGCAAATAGCCGCTAATGCTCAAAAGATGGGAATGACGGTTGTCTATTTTGACGCTGAAAGTGCCATCGATCCATCGTTCCTCACCAACGCTGGTGTAAATGTGGAGGATCTCCTCTATGTCCAAGCCGTATCGGTTGAGAAAACATTGGAAACCATTGAAGACCTCATGGGAGAATATCCAGAGACAAAGTTTCTTTTTATATGGGATAGTATCGCTGCTACCTCTTCGGAGAAAGAAATTGAGTCGGACTTCAACCCTCAGTCGACAATGGCGGTTAAGCCTCGCATTTTTGCTAAGGCTTTTCCAAAACTTACAATTCCGCTGGCGAATCAACAGTGTACACTAATCTTGATTAATCAGTTGAAAACCAACATCACTATGAATGTTGCTGAAGCGATGACCACACCGTTCATTGCGCCCGGTGGTAAAGCCATTGGGTACTTTTGTTCTATGCGAGTTTGGCTAACAAAACGCAAGGCCAAAGCAGCATACGTGACTGATGATACGGGATTGAGAGTTGGCTCGGAGGTAAAGGTCAAGATTGAGAAATCTAGATTCGGAACCGAAGGTCGTACTTGTGGCTTCAAGATACTTTGGGGCGAAAGAGTAGCAATTCAAGATGAAGAGTCTTGGCTTGAAGCATTAAGACTGTCTGGAAGCGGTAGATTCCGGGTAGGTGGAGGTTGGTACTACCTTACCGACTCCAAGGGTAAGGAACATAAGTTCCGATCCTCTCAGTGGATTGAGAAACTCACTGATAAAAAGTTTCGAACATTAGTGTTTGAAATTATGGATGAAGAGATCATCAAGAAGTTTGATACTGAAGGAAAGAACTTCTCCATTGAAGATGATAAATAAGTAAATTATTATTTATTATATTCCCCAAATGTTAACCCCCTTGTTTTCGAATGAGGGGGTTTTTTTATTTATTTATTTGACAAAAGACAAGGAACAAGTTATATTATAAACATAATAGGAGGACATTATGAAAAAGATATTAATTAAACACAACGGTAATCAGTTTATTGGGTACCTACTGGAAGACAGAGAAACAAAGTTTGTTGCTCTCAATGAGTCAAAATTGGTTACTTGGCATTATCCAAAATCTTCTCATACTTATGTTGTGGTGGAGGAAAAATGAGCAAAGTTATGTTTCTAGACGGATTGAACATGTTCATCCGCAGTTATCTCGTGAATCCTACTTTAGATAAAG